TAGCAAGAAAGCCTATGAGTTTGCTTATGTATACCGCAATAAAGATAATCGGTTAGCTTTTAAAGTGGCGGATAGTCTAAAGGTGGTTATTATATATGACAGCATGAATAATATTATCGCAATGATTCGTTATTATGATACAGAGATAACTAAGGATAATCGGACGATCACAGTCACTAAAGCGGAGCTGTGGGATGATGAGAAAACTTGGTTTTTTGTTTCATCCAATGAACACGATAATCGTTTTATCATAGATCAATCAGAGGAAATCAACCCTAAGCCGCACCAATTAATTGAAGATAGCGAAGGGAAAATTTTAGGTAAAGGGTTTGGCTTTATTCCTTTCTTGAAACTTTCTAACAATAAGAATGAAAAGACGGACCTTGAACCAATTAAGGCACTTATTGATGATTATGACTTGATGGCTTGTGCCTTATCAAATAACCTAGTTGACTTTGACCATCCAATATATGCAGTGAAGGGATATAGTGGTGACAACTTAGACACCTTAGTCACTAACTTGAGGACTAAAAAGACTGTTGGGGTAGCTGAAGATGGTGGAATTGATGTTAAAACAGTAGATATCCCAGTTACAGCACGTAAAACTAAGTTAGAAACGGATAAGGAGTCTATTTATAAATTTGGTATGGCTTTTGATTCTTCACAAGTCGGTGATGGCAATATTACTAACGTTGTAATTAAATCACGTTACTCATTGCTTGATTTAAAGTGTAATAAGACTGAGATTAGGCTAAAAGCATTCTTAAAACAAGTGCTTGACTTGATTATTCAAGATATTAACGAACGTTACCATAAATCATTTACAAGACAACAGATAGAAGTGATTATTACTCGGTCTATGATGGTTAGTGAGACTGACAATGCTACGGTTGATAAGAGTAATGCTGAAACAAAAGGACTTTTAATTCAAAACTTGCTTGATGTCGCCCCATACATTGATGATGAATCCATGTTAAAAGAGATTTGCGAGATTCAAGAGCTTGATTACGAGGAAGTTCAGAAACGAATGGAGGAGCAAGATTACACCGAGCCGAAAGGAGATGATATCAATGACGAAAATAAAAATTTACTTAAAGGGAAGGATATTTCCAATTAGTATTTTGTCAGAAGTAAGCTTTGACAATGCACAAGAGTATTTAAGTTCAGTATCATCAGAATCTAGCAAATATCTAATGGTTAGCGATAATTTTATTCCGCTAAATTCTGTTAAACGCATTAAAATCATTAAGGACTGACTGTTATGAATAAGTATCAATCTGAGATTGAAAAACTACTTCAAAATTCTGAGAAAGACCTATCTAAAGACCTTTTATCTGCATATCAGTCAGTTTATAACGAAGTGAACGACCAGGTAAAACAGTTGGTCGAGGATGCGGAAAAACTTAATTTTACTCAGAAAATGCAGTCTGAACGGTTGCAATTAATTAAGCAGCAGTTACAAATTAGTATTGACGAGCTTCAAGGTGTTAACAATCGTAAGATTTATAATTATTTGGATACGGTTGGGCAAACAGGATATAACGAATTATTTTATGAGTTTGAACAAACAACAGGTATACCGATTAGCTTTAGTATGCTTGATAACAAGACGATTGAAACGATAATTCAAACACCTGTAGCTAGTCGCAAGCTATCAACTAGGCTTCAAGGGAATGTCACTAAGTTAAAGCAGTCAATCAATCACGAATTGACACGAGGTTTTGCTAAAGGCGATTCATATGCCAAGATTGCACGAAGAATAGCTAATGTTGGTGATTCAAAGTATAAACGTGCTATGTCGATTGCAAGAACTGAAGGTGGTAGAGTATCATCAATTACTCGTCAGAAGTCTCAGAATGACATCACCACTAAAGGTGTTGAAATTGAGAAACAATGGTCTGCAGCACTTGATATGAAAACTCGTAGTGACCATGCACAACTTGACGGCACAACAATTCCAATCAAGGAATACTTTAAAGTTAGTGGTTACAAAGCTTTGCAACCTCATATGTTTGGTGTAGCTGAGGAAGATTGTGGTTGCAGATGTCGAACAATATCCGTTATTAAGGGCTATGAACTTAAGCTAAGACGTGATAATGAAACACACGAGGTTGATAAGTATAAGAATTATCAAGAATGGCTTAAAGATAAGCATTATCAAGCTAATAATGCTATAATTGGTGTGAAGACGGTTGATGGTATTGAGATTAAACGTACAAGTCAGCATTTAGCAGAACGAACTATCTTGCGGGAAGTAAATCCAAATGAAATAATAGATGCTTTAGTTAATCCGATTCACATTAGACCAGATAAAACTGATAATAATGGTACTTCACGTAAGTATGTTGGTCGTATTGTTTCTGTAGTTGTTAATCCAGATACGGGAACAGTCGTTACCACTCATAAAACAGGAAGTCGAACAGTCAGAAAATATACTAAGAAAGGATGATACAAATGATTTTAAGTGATGTTTTGACACTGAAGGAAATTGAATATATTTCTAAGTTTGTATCAGTCAAGACTAAGTATAATGATGATGATTACGATAAACTCATAGAAGATTTAGAAAATGCCATGATGTCTTTTGCAATTGATGATGAAATCAAAGGCGAGGGATTAAAAATTGAAAAAGTAATTGATAAATTATCCGAAGAATAGTACCCAGTCGAAATGATTGAGTGCTATTTTTAAATTTTTATGTATTATTATTTTTCAGGAAATTCTATGATTTGATTAATCTCTTTTTCTTTTAAATCAAGTTCTTTTTCTTGAATTTTTTTTTCAAATTCAAATTTTTCAGTTTCTAATTTGAGCTCCTGCTCCAGTATTTTATAATTTTGTTCTCCGTAGTAGGTGGTAACAATTATAGAAATAGCAGCTAATACAACGCTTACTATCTGAATATAGACAGTTGCTTCTTTATCAAGTTCTTTTTTCTTTTTCTTTTTTTTAGGACCGCCAGCTGCTCCTATTCCTAATGGAATTAAATTATCAAAATATTTTGATGATTTAATTATAAAAGCTTTTTCATCAGCGCTTAAAGCACTATTTTGAATTAGTTTTTCAATTGAAAGGTTTTTTGAAGATAAGTCCTTGATAATTTGTTGATGAATTGTTTGTACGTCAAATCCTATTCTTACTAAATTAACATATTGATCATTAACAAAACCGTTGTACATCTTTTTTGGTATTTCATTTAATTCATTTTCTGGATATTCTTCAATATGTGATAGCTCGTCTAGTACATTTTGATTTATTGCCATACGTTATCTCCTTTTTTATTTATATCATAACAATAATTTCTTTAATGTCCAGAAATAAGATATTTTATCAATAACTATTTTGAAAAAAACGTGTCAAATTTAAGTCGTATTGCTACGGCTTTTTATTTTTTTCAGACCTGCTCGAATGTCTCTAAAAGTCGGCTCATATTGGGAGTTGCCAATCCAAAAACACTTAGGAGGAAACACGTAATGAAAAAAGAAGATTTAATCGCACAAGGTTTAACTGAGGAACAAGCTAAGTTTGTAATGACTGAACATGGTAAAACCGTTACTGGTTTGAATAAAACAATTACGACTTTACAGGAATCTGAAACGGCGCTAAAAAATCAGATTACTGAAAATAGTACGAAGTTAGAAGAATTATCCAAAGAAAAGGGCAACTCAGATAGCTTAAATCAAAAGATTCAGGAATTACAATCTAGCAATGAAAAGCTTCAAACTCAATTAGACGAAAATACCACACATGCATCTCTTGAAAAGAGCCTACGTGAAGCGGGCGCCAAAGATATTGATTATCTTATTTTTAAACTGGGTGAAGTTGAAAAGGACAAGGATGGTAATATCAAAGACCTTGATAACAAAATTAAGGGCTTACAAAAAGACTATGAAGGTCAGTTTCAAAAAACCGATGGCGATAATAAGGATAATCAAAATGGTTTTAAAACAATTGAAAATAAATTGAAGGATGGGCAACAATCTAATCCTGATATTACTGCACAAATGGTGTCAGCGTTTACTGCCGATATCCCAACTCAAGATAAATAAAAGAAAGAAGGAAAACAAATGTCAGCAATTATCAATTATGCAGAAGCATATCAACAAGGGTTACAACAACGTTATGCAGCAAATGGATTACTTTATACTCAAAAATTATGGAATTCTCCATCAAATAATCTGTTAAAATTTAACGGTGCTAAAACTGTCAGAGTTCCTAAATTATTAATTAAAAATGGGCGTAAAGACCGCACACGTCGTTCAATTACAACTGTTGAAGCTAACTATGAAAATCAATGGGAAACTTACGAGTTGAGTAATGAACGTTATTGGTCGACATTAGTGGACCCATCAGATGTTGATGAAACTCAACAAGTAACATCTATTGCAAATATCACTAAAGTTTATAATGATGAAGAAAAAGTGCCAGAAATGGATAAGCAAATGAATTCAACTCTATTTGCTCGTAAAAATTCTATTGCTACTGGTGAAGGAATCGAACAAATTAACTTGGATGAAACCAACTTTTTGGCAACGTTTGATAAACTGATGACTGATATGGATGAAAAAGGAGTACCGTCAGTTGGTCGTACTATTTTCTGCACACCTCAAGTACGTAAAATCATTAAGAATTTGCAACAATTCTCACGTACGGTTCCTGTTCAAAACAACTCAGGTGAAATCAATCGTATTATTAGTCGTATTGACGATGTGACTATTGAACCTGCAATTCCATCAGATCGTATGAAAACATTATATGATTTTACAACAGGTGCTGTTGCTGATGCGACTGCAAAACAAATTCACTTTTTCTTAATCTATATCCCATGTATGGCAGCCCCTCAAAAATATAGTTTTGTTGGTTTAGATGCACCATCTGCTGCCAATAGTGGTAACTGGTTATACTATGAACAATCTTATGATGATGTATTGTTATTTGAAACTAAGCATGAAGGTTTAGCCTTTGTAATTGAGCAGTAAGGAGCGTGTGAATATGAAAGTAAGAAAAGACAACAGAGTCTTGACTGTTGAAGAAGCAGACAAGGCTTTTTATTTGGCAGAAGGTTATGATGTTGTTGAACAAGTTGAAAAAGAATATAAAGTCATTGAAAAAGCTACTGGTGGTAAAACCTATTCAATCGCTGAATATTCAGAACTTGAAACTAAAAATGAGGAATTAAAAGCAAAAATTGCAGAGCTTGAAGCAGAACTTGAATTTGGAAATGCTGAACCAGACCGAGTAGAAATGAAAGCAAAACTTACTGAATTAGGTGTTGAATTTCCAGGTAATATCAGTAACGAGAAATTAAAAGCTTTGTATGATGAATCAATTAAGAAGGATGGCGAGTAAGCTGTCCTTTTCTTTTTTAGAAAGGAGACGGTTTATTTGATCATTAGCTTTGAAGATGCAAAAAAAATAAAGTTTGATATTACTCAAGAAGACTTAGATGGATTAGAACAATCAATCCGAAATTATACGAGTAATAATTTTCAAAATCGAAATATTAGACTTGAAGGTGCACAATTCACGACCAACACGATTACATCTGTTGATGATTTAACAGGCTTTCGAGAAGGTCAGACCATTCAAGTATCTAATAGTCGATTTAATGATGGTTTATTCGTGATTAAATCTATCAACGATGATTTGATTACCTTTGCTGATAATTCATTCATCAACCAGAACGCTCCTAAAGCACTTGTAACGCTAGTTGAGTATCCAGCTGATATTTTATCAGGTGTCCGTAAATTGTTGAAATATGATAGCAAAATGGGCGATAAAATCGGTGTTAAGAGCGAGACTGTATCTCGAATGTCTAAAACTTACTATGATGTAAATTCATCAGAAAATATTGAGGGTTATCCTGCAGCTTTAATGGCGTTTCTTAATAAGTACAAAAAATTGAGGTGGTCGTAATGGCTGCCTTTTTTGTTGAAAGATATGTCAAAACTGGAGAAAACAAGTTGAAAGAGCCTATCTATGATTGGCAACGTGACAGTGAGTCGATTGACGGTTGGTTTGATATGTTGACAGGAGACGAAGCGACAAGTACGAATAGTTATATTGCTGAATCTAGCCACATTTTCATCACAGAAGATATAACTTTGAGAGTTTCGTCTGGTTGTCGTTTGTATAATCCTAAAACTGATCTAACTTTTGAGATCACTTATGTTGATAATCCTGTTGAAATAGATCATCACTTAGAAATCTATTGTAAGCGGGTGGTTTAATGGGGTTTAAAGACAAATCAGAAGAAGGTAAGGAAAAGATTAAGAATGCAACAATTAAATGGCTCTTGCAAGCTTGTATTCTAGTTGAAGGTCAAGCAGTCTTACTGGCTTCGGTCGATACAGGCCGTTTAAAAAAATCCATTGACCATAAAGTTGATGAAGCTGAACTAACCGGGTATGTAGGTACTAATTGCGACTACGCTATTTATGTTGAATTCGGAACTGGTGAATTTGCTGAGAACGGCAACGGTAGAAAAGGCGGCTGGATGTATAAAGACCCTAGCGGAGAATGGTTTTTCACTTGGGGTATGCCACCACAGCCATATTTAAGATCAGCATTCAGAACGACTAAAGGACAAATCGAATCATTGGCTAAAGATGTTTTTGGGAGTGAAATTTAATGATTGAATTAATTGTGGAATTGACCAAAGCATTTCGGTCGGTCATTCCTGAAAGTTTTTATTTAAAAAACAACAAAGAAACAGTTATCTATCCTTATTTGACATTTACCTATACAGGTGAGCCTTTAGGTAAAAATACTAAAGGATTTTATCTAGATATAGATATATTTGACGACAAAGGTAAGAATAACGAACGTATTGAACAAGCAATGTCTGATTTAGTTGATTTTGTGGATGATGACGAAAATAGAATTATGACAGATGAGTTATTTATCCGTTTTGATTCGATTAAGCCTAACCCGATACCGACTAATTCAGATATATTGCAACGTAGATACGCACAAGTTTATGTGCGTTCAGATTGGAGGAATAAATGAGTATTACAAGTGAAACATTACCTAAAAGTGGTTATACCGCTGACACACCTAAGCGCTATTTACTTAACGCAGGTGCTTTAGTGCGTAATCTAAAATGGGATGGAGCGACTAAGAAGTGGACTTATGACGAATTTGGCGCAACAAGCGGTGGTTCAAAGCTCACATTAAAAAATAATCTTCGTCAAGTTGAAGTTGATGGTGTGTTCACAACTCCTGTGGGTGGTGATATGATTGAATCAAGTGAGGGGACATTTGAAGTCAATGTGATTGAACACACCAGAGATAGCGTTAAAATGGCGCTATTTGCTGAAAGTACTGAATCGACAGGAACTGATTTTCCTGAAGGTTATGACGTGATCACACCAAAACAAAAAATTGGAACGACTGATTATGTTGAAAACTTAGGTTATATTGGCACAATTAGTGGTTCAGATAAACCGATTATCATTATTATGTCGAATGCAATTTGTACTTCTGGTTTAGAAATCGAAGTGAAAGATAAATCTGAATCAGTTGTGACTTTGACATTTGAAGCCCGAACTGCGGCAGGTGATGTATCAACAACTTCATTGCCAGTTAAAATTTTAATGCCAAAAGAGCCTGAAGGAGAAGCATAGCTATTGAACTATGCTTCTTTTTTTATAGTAAAGGAGAAAATTATGGAATTTAAAGTTATTTATCCATTTATTGAAGAAGGTAAAAAATACTGGTCTGGCGATACTTATATTTCTGAGGATAAGGACCGCATTAAGAAATTGACTACCAAGAACAATAAGCTTGAACATGTTTTGATTAAGCCTAAAACGGTAATGTCTGATGATAGTAAAGCTTCTACTGATGTCAAGGATACTAAGACGGCCAAAAAGGTTGATGGTGCGCCAGTGTCAGCAGATGAAACGGAGGAAAATTCTAAATGAGTGAAAAGGTAGTTGAATTAACAGAGGAACAAATTGAAGCGAAAGACGTTAAAAAAGCTGCAAAGTTGAATAAAATCACAGAACGATTACTTG